TTTAATCGCAGCTTTTGGAAGATATCGCTCACCTGTTTCAGAAGATTTTTTACCACTTTTGGTCGTCCAATCTTGTTTGCCCCAGTCCTTCAAAGACTGTTGCGGTTTAGCCAAACCACCGCCTGCCATTTTCTTTTTACCAGCGCAGTGAGCCTTCTCTGAAAAACCTTTGGGGTTATCGCAGTCTATGGACTTCTTGCGTTTGTCAGACCATTTAGTCACGATACCCGCCGCCTGCTTTTTTGTAGCGCTGTGCCACCATCTGTGCTTTTCTGGCGCTCCATTGCCCTGCGCCTGTGCCCGCTGTGGCTTCTGCTTTCACGGCGTTAAAGATGCGCTTGCGTAGCTCAGGCTTGGTGTAGTTCCCCGCCGCGTTGACTGTGGACTTGCCACCCTCTTTGTACGAAGCCGTCTTAGCCGCGTTGGCAAAGTCACCCTTCTTGGGTGCGCCAGCCTCGCCCGCGCTACGCATCTTCTCGCCAGAACCCGAAGCAATACGTTTTTTCTTGGCCGCGATATTGGCATACAAGCCACCGCCCGCCATCTTGACGGCCTTGGGTATTTTCTTTGGGTTTATGTTCCCCATGCCACGGCTGGACATCATTTCTTACCACCTTTGACTTTTTTAGCTAGAAACAATTTGTCAACCATTTCTATCCGTTGAGGTTTAGTCGTAACTTTGTTAATAATACCCAGCCGTTTGGGTTTACTCGCACCATAAAACCCAGCCTTTGTTAAAGACTTAACTACACTGCTCTTGGGTTTTGCGGTTGCCATAGTTACACCATCCGGCCTTTTGTGTGACCCTTGGTGATGCAGCCATCCGCACGGGTGACACCACCGGACTTAAAGCGTTTACCCATTTCGGTCTTGGTGGTCGGCGCTTTCTCCGCTGCTTTCTTCGCTTTTTCATCAGCCATCGTCTGCTTCATTGCATCCGTAGGTGGGGCATCAGTGCCGCCAGAGCGGGCTTCTTCTCTGGCTTTCTTTGCCAGAGCTTCTGCGTCAAGTTCTGCTTGCTTTGAATCAGACATGATTAGCACATCTTTCCGCGAGTTTTACCACGCTGGGCGATACCATCACCGCGTTTAGAGGCTGAAGCGGTCATACCGCCAGAAGCCATCTTTTTGACCGCGCCACCCTTTTTAAGGCCAGCAAAACGCTCATTCACAGACCGTGTATCTGTTTGGCCGCTGCCTGATCTAGCGCGTTCACGGCTTAATTTAAGGCGTTCGGACAAAGAGAGTTTAGTCTCGTCAACGGGAGAAGACGTTGCGGTTTCTTCTACATTTTTACGACGAGACACAGCATCGCTTGTATCGGCAGGGATAGCACTCATACGACGAGACATGGCATCACCTGTATCACGCGATGCGCGATAAGCAGCTTCTTCTCCAGCAGCAGCGCCACGGCCACCGCCAGAACCAGTCCCAACGCTTACCCCACCCCGCTTGCCAACACCGCCCGGAGCGCGAGATGGGGTCGGCCCGCCGGTAGCTGGCGCTTTTGTTGCCGAAGCACTTGGTGCTTTTTCTGAACGAGCTACCGAAGCTGGACTAGACATAGGCGACAGGTTGTTCGTGGAATACGCCTTGCCATCGTCTGTGTCTATCCTATTAAGACGGCGGGACATAAAGTCACCCGTATCAACAGCGTCTTCTTTTGGTTCCGCTTTTGATGCAGTGGGCTCTTTAGTGTCAGCTTTAGTGTCAGCCTTAGCCTCGCCCTTGCCTTTACTAAGCATGTAGGCTGTTGCGGCTAATGCTGCTAATCCGGCCAAACGGCCTGTGCTTTTCTTTGCCATGATGGCTCCTTAAATTAGCAAGAACGACCGCCGCTCTTCATTTTAATCATTGTGCCTTTGGTCTTGCCTTTGGCAACAATACCATCAGGCTTAGAGCTAGTTTTAACAGAGCCCATCTTGGTCATGCCGCCTTTTTTCATCTTGCCTTCGCCATCTGCGGCGAAAGCTGGCACTTTTTTACCGTCTTTCATAACCATTGGCATACCGCCAGAGGCCATTTTCTTCATGCCCATTTCGGCTTTCTCGTGTTTGATCATGGATTTGGGGGCACCGGCTTTTTTCATAAAGCCAATTTCCTTTTTAACCATTGCTTTGGATTCTTTCATATCACCACCTTTTGAAAAAAGTTCTGTCTTACCTTGACGAGTTTTTGGCTCGTTTACCTTCTGAAGATCAGGTCTGGTTTTAGACCCCCCAAACTTGACGCCTTTGCTTTTCTCGCTGAAATCCTTGGCCACAGATACTGGCACACCAGCCTTCTTCGCAAATGCGGGGTTGTGTGCTGCGGCATCCATGAACCGCTTTTGCTTCTCACTTGTTGCTGGCATCGGGTTTCTTCCGCCCAATAATTTCAGAAAATGGCTTCCCGGTGACCATTTCAGCTATACGCATCAAGGTCCAGACGGCACCGATAAAACCAAAAATGGGTGTGAGGAGTTCCAAGAATGATCCAATAGCAGCGACCACCGACGCAAGGTCAATGATGTTTTTAACTGTGTCGTGAGTCTGTGTCATGTCAGCACTTCCATCTTGCAAGAGCAGCCGCTTTACGGGTAGGCTTGCCCTTCTCGTCTTTCATCGGGCCGGGCATCCCGGACATACGGGCGCAGAACGAATCCTTGCGCTTGCCGCCCTGCGGCTGCGGGGCTTTCAGGTTGCTACCCGTAGCAGCGTTGTACTTGGCCCGACCTTTGGCGGTCAAGCCCGCCCCCTTGGAGACCGGCAGCTTTTCGCCACGACCAACCGAAAGAACCGGACCTTTTTTCTTAGCCATAAAACACCGTTGCGGTTACTGAGCCACCAACGCCTACAAACATACCGTTTTTACAAAGTATACCTTGACCGGGAATGGTGACCGGTAAGCCAATGATGTTGTACGTGTTAAGCTCCAACAGAATGCTGCTGTAAAACGTCACCGCGCCGCTGGTTGCGGTACTAGCTGCGGTTATTACAGTAAAAACGTTTGCGTCGGTCTTGGTAATTGCATAGACCCCATCCACTGCTGTGCCGGTGGTGAAGTCCATAAAGACCCTATCACCCGTCTCTAACCCGTGCGCCGTGATAGTCACTGTAACAGTGGTACTGGCGGCAAGCCTAGCGTATGTACCCGTCTTAAAAACGGTAGGATCAGCCACTGCCGAACTACGCAAAGATGCCGTATTCGGAGACACCGTAATGCTTTTAAGGCGTACTTGACTGGTGGTCACCGTCCTAGACGTTGTTACGTGATAGGACTCGACGTCGGTTTGCATGGCCATAATGCAATCCTATCCGTAAAAGATGGTCGTTGTTACCGTAGCAGACGGCAAGAACGTATAAATACCCACCGATGCCAATACGCCCTCGCCGGGGATCAGTGTGTAGAACGATGTTCCAGTAGCACAATCAATCTCAGCCAACACATCCTGATACATTGTCACATTACCACTGGTGGTTAACACGGCTGTAGTAACAGTAAATGTGCCTGTTGTTGGGACTGTGACAACGGTGTATGTGTCTGGTACAGCCGAGCCAGTCAGGAAATTCAGAACAACTCTGTCTCCCACAGCTAGACCGTGGTTAGCATACGTAACCGTGCAAACCGCAGTGCCGGGAATGTTGTAGGTGGCCGCTTCCGGGACATTGTTTGCAAACGTCACATTCAGATTGGAAGTGGTGGAAGGCGAAACCACAATCCCTTTTAGGCGCACGCGGTATGGCACGGCCACGCCCGACACTGTGTTGTGATACGACTTTACGTCATACTGCATCGTCATGTTGTTGCTCCGGTTCTGGTGCGTCTAACATGCGGGCTTTTAACTCCGCATTTTCCTTTGCCATTGCTGCTACAAGTCCCATAGCGTGATCTCTTTGGCTTTCCAGAAGCCCAAGCATGGCTTGGACCTCTGGGTCTTTATGAGTCAACATTAAGAAGCGCGAGTAACCAATTTCCAAACTGGGCTGGTAATTACCGCTGTCTGGAGATACAAGTTTCCGGCGGTGCTGTCAATGTACATGGAGCCGGGGCCAGCAAAGTTGTCGCCCGTTGTACCGTCAACAGGAGCACCCGTGTTAACCATAACCACAACATCATCTTCCATGCGGATGTTGGCTTTGGTGTAAGGAATGACGCCCGAAGGGCCACCACCATCAAGAACTGGGTCTTGCATCTTCAGGTCAAGACCGTACTCAAAACCAGAACCGCCTGTAGTCTGAGCCATAGCAACGCCGAAGGCGCAACGAGCGGTAGTTACACCAGAGTCGCCGTCCATGAACGCCATAACAGCGGCATCGCCAGACAGAGTGTTGGTATTGATGATACCCATCACACCAGCCATCAAGCCGTTGTTAGAGTAGGTGCCAATAACTGCAAACTCACCTACTGTACCAGCCATGTGGTTAAAAGTAGTAGAAGGAGCTACAGAGAAAGGAGCGCCACACTGAACACGCCCAAACACAGAAAAAGCCTCACCGGGCGTTAGATAGCTGCTTGAACCAAAACCTACGGTTGGCATTACACGGGCGTAAAAACCAGAAGTTGCCGTTCCCTCATTAACTGGAATTACGGTACCAGCATTAATAGTTGTGGGGGTAAGTGGCTGTTGTGGGGCTGCGGTACCGCCCTGATAGCCAGCCCGGACTGGGCCCGAAAAAGAAGTACGTGCCATGATAATTTCCTCACATGCGAGTTGAGGTGTTCTGTCTGCATGTCGTCAGCCGGGACTGTCAGAACACCGGATAAGCCCGGAATAGCTGCAATATACACCTTTTTTGCGGCTTGTCAACAATAAAAAAGGGGGCCGAAGCCCCCTCTCGCATAGCCCGCTTGTGGCGAGCTACTGGTTCAACTTAGGTCGAACCGGACGAGCCAAACATGCCCAATGGATCGCTCCAGCCGAAGCTGTAACGCTCACGAGACTTGTAACGGACGTTACCTGTATCGAAGTCACCATCCATAGAGGTGTTCAACGGTGTACGCACAAAGTGCTTCAGGCCGTTAGGCACGTCTGTGCAGATGAACCAAGCGTTGGTGTCAGTCAAATAGTTGTTGACGGTGTAACCCCCGGGGATTGAACCGTTGTTCATCAACGCATTGATGTCGTTGTCAGCAGTGCCCGTACGCAGGCTAGTTTCCAGCAAGCGAGTGGCAACGAATTGCAGCGCAGGTGGAACAATCAGCTTACGTGGTTTTGCAGCAATCAACAGACCACGCTCATCCGTCCAAGCAGCGATTTGAATAACGGAGGCTTCCAAAGAAGTCTCGTTCAAATCAACTTGGGTCGAAGGAGTGTTGGAGTTAACACCACCGCCAACGGTTGGGTGCTGAGTGCTGAACAGAGGAACGCCATCACCACCGTAGTACTGGCTGGAGTTGGTGAAACCGTTGTTCAAAACAGCAGCAGCCTTGGTCTGCTTGGTGTACGCCATAGCGCGAGCCAAAGACTTGGTGTAGCGTGCCGACAAGCTGTCATACAGATTGTCTTCAATCGCTTCTTCAGTAATACTGAAGCCAAGGGCGATGGTTTCGTGCGTGTAGCGGGTAGAGAAAGCTTCCTGCGCG